ATGCTCCGTATTGAAGTTATTTTCAGCAGCAACCAAAAAGAGATGATGCCCCCTGGCACATTTGAAGCGCTGGAAAAGGAAATTGACCGAAAGCTACGGGCTCAGTATCCGGATATGAACGTTCGTATTGCGTGGGGAACCAATGCGGCAATGTCAGTAACCGGCGGGAAAAATGATAAAGATAATAAAAAAATAAAAGAGATAGTGCAGGAGATTTTTGAGGATGGCAGTTGGGTGCCGGAAATGGAAGGTGCCTCTGATGATGCAGAATATTTTGATAAATAACACTATTGCATTCATATTTTGTTACACATTTCAGAAAAGGAGATTATAATAAAAAATTATCTATCTGATCTCTATAACAATGACGAATACAAAAAACAGCGTGGACATCAACATAGGTTGTAAAATTAAAGACGCGCGAATATCTGCCGGAATGTCCGGGAATGACCTTGCCATAAAGATTGGTGTCTCACAGCAACAGGTATCGCGCTATGAATCCGGACAAACGCCAATGACCATAAACACGGTTATAATGATTGCTCATGTGCTTAATGTCTCTGTAAATGAGTTACTGAGTGATTACCTTTCCTCAGAGTACAGTGACATCATGCTTTTAATGAGCAATCGTAATACAGAAAAATAGTCACACCGGACGTCCACCAGCGCGGCTTTGTTTATTTACATTGTGGCAGGAAAATACCGGTAAATAGTCGACACCCCCACACCATAAATGATTGCCAGCTGCCGCCGGGAATATCCTTTATCCAACAAGCGGCCGATTTGCTCCCGGTCATTCTGTGTCAGTGCCGCCGGTCGTCCTCCGATTCTGCCCTGTGCTCTCGCTGCGGCCAATCCTGCCAGCGTCCGTTCTACTATCAGCTCGCGTTCCATTTCTGCCAGTGCTGACATGACGTGAAAGAAAAAGCGCCCCATCGCGGTGCTTGTGTCGATACTGTCCGTCAGTGACCGGAAGTGTGCGCCGCGTTCGTGCAGATCAGATATCAGCGCTATCAGGTTTTTGACACTGCGCCCGAGCCTGTCCAGTTTCCACACTGCGAGTGTATCGCCCGGCTGAATAGCCTTTAATGCCCGTTTCAGTCCCGGTCTGACGGCGGTCTTACCGCTCATTTTGTCCTCAAAAATCTGGTCACAATTTATGCTGATGAGTGCGTTTCTCTGTAAATCACTGTTTTGGTCAGTTGTTGATACGCGGATATAGCCGATGACCGCCATTGTTTTCCCTCATGTTTACTGTAATGACGGGATTATTACGGATTTATCCTGTTATGGCTGCATTCCCGGAAACCTTGGTTTGAAAGAACTGTACCTCGCACTCACCGGCGGCACACTGACCGGGCCGTTGTTTATCAGGCAGGATGGCCCGGCATTTGTCATTTCCCCGGTGACCGAAAACGGCTCCAGTTATATACAGGGGCGTAACAATAATAATAAAGCGACCTGGTTTATTGGTAACCCGACAGACGGCGGTACCGCAATATATTTCAGGAACTACATTACCGGTGCTGAGGTATCACTGCATGCCAACGGTATTTCTCTGAACCAGAATACTTACATTAACGGTACGCTTGAGCTCACGAATTACTCAACGTTTGATGCCAGATACAGCAAAATCCGGACAGTACTTAAAAGCGATAACGGGTACGAGAAAGACGAAAATACCGGGCTTATCCGCCAATGGGGAAAAACCCCGGCATTTGGTGCCGGTAACGGCTCACCTGTTAAATTTCCGATCCCGTTCCCTTCTAAGTGCGTAGGGGTGAGCGCCCTACCTATACGCGACAGCGCATCGTCAGCAGGCAGTGCAGAAACGATTTATTGCGGTGCGCCGGGGTTGTCTGGTGTTCAGTTATATCTCGGTGGCACAATTAATTACCCGGTATATTGGGAGGCATGGGGTTACTAATGAAGACAGAAAATAAACCAGCGTATTTTTTCAGCCCGTCAACGGTCAGTTTTTATCCGGAATTGATGCTTGATGATTACCGGGATGCCGGAACATTGCCGGATGATTTAGTGTCCGTGGAAAGTGAGGTGTTTGCTGAATTTTCCGGAACCCCGCCGGACGGCAAAGTTCGCGGCGTTATTAAAAGAAAACCAGCGTGGGTTGATATCCCGCCGTTAAGCGCAGAGGAATTAATTCAGCAGGCGGAAGAAACAAAGCAAAGGCTGATTGCCGAAGTCCATACCGAAACCGAAATGCTCCGGGCAAAACTGGCACTTGATCGGATCAAAGATGATGAAAAGGCGCTGTTAAACGCCTGGCTGGATTATCTGGACGAACTGGAGGCAGTGGACGTATCCACCGCCCCGGATATTATCTGGCCGGTGAAGCCGGTGGCGTAGGCCATTCTGTACCAGCACCGGCTGATGTGTCGGTATCAGCAACTTCCACACTGAATATTTCCCACTCTGTCAGTTTTGCCTTGTCTTCATCAGTTGCCATGTTGAGGCGTATTTTACGTTCCAGCATGGCAATTTCCTGTTCAGCTTCTGCCAATAATGATTGTTTCTGACTTTCAGCAACGGCAACCTCATGCGCCTGTTGCTCGGCTTTATCGGTCACCCATTTTTTGCCGTTCCATTTATCAAACGGGGTTTTAGGTGCGTCCAAAGTCAGGTTATCAGGCAGGTCACCCAGCTCTGTAATTTCAGCCTGCTGCTTTGTCTCTTTGTCATACGCTACAGAACCGCGATAATCCGGAACATGTAGCCATGATTTTCCGTCAGGTGAACGGACAATAGCCATATTTTTCACTGTCGGTATCTCAGGCTCATCGAGGTAAGCATCAGCAACCACAGAGCCACCATAGGGAACATTATCCATTGCCGCACCAATATATTCGCGGGTGTTCGGATGGCAGCGGTAAATTTTAGCCCAGCCCGGAACAACAGCCAGTCCGTTTTCATCGAATTGTGCATTCTGGATATCTGTTGTGTAAGACATTATTTAATCCTCGTAATTAAAATTTTTGATGTGTTTTTTACGTTAATTTGGTCTCCGGTCGGCATAACGCGGGACAAGTCGAATTTGAGGTAATCCGCTGCTCTGTCGGCCGTTCCGATAACGACGTCTTTATATGCTGAACCACCTTTTGCCGACAGAGAAAACACACCATCACCGGACACAAAAGCACCGGTTATATCGGTATTAGCAGAGCGCCCGTTGATATAGCCGACCGCATCCTTCATCTGATAGTCCTGAAAGGTTCCCACAGTTCGGTTTTTATCAATGCCTTTGCCGTTATCCGCTATACGGATGTACATCCCTCTGTCATCGGGAAGTTTTAAATCCGGAAAAACTGTTGCCAGTTCAGGGTATTCCGAAGCCGAAAAAGAGCGCCCTTCATTAGGCCAGAAATTAGCAGGTATCGCCGCTGATGAGCTCCAGATAACAGATGCGCCGACAGGAACGGTCATCAGGTCTATCCCGAGATTCTTAATCGCCTCTCCGGCCGTCTTCCCGCCTGTGCCGCCGCAGGCGACAGGAACCATGACGCCATTCATAACACCGTCTTTATTTACGCCCCACCCTGAACCGGTTTCACCTGTCACACCAAAGCGCCCGTCGTCATTCACATAAATAAATCGCTTGCCATTGCCGCTTCTTACCTGGCTTTCGGCAGAGTTAAGAATGACGAAGCGTTTTGTTAACTCTCCTAAACCAAGGTTTTTGATAAAGGTATCTTTATTCTGGATGTCCGCGCCGTTCTGGTCTTTGGCGAGTTTGCTGTTTACTTCTGTTTTTGTGGCGTAGTTACCGCCGGAGATTATTTTTTTGATCGCGTCCTTCAGCTGGTTATCATTATTTTTATCCTGCGCAATACCAGCCTCAACCAGCACACCAAGAATTTCCCGCTGGACGGAATTAAGCCAGCCAGCCTCAAGAATGGTCGGTGCAATACCGGCGGCCACGTTGCCGTTTGTCCACTCGCCGTTTTTATCGGCGGTACTGGTGACATCACCAATTTTTTTCATAACAAAGCCTCACTCAGTGAAGGTGATAATTAGTCGTTGATAGTCAGGGTTTACTGGCCGTAACCGACCTGAAGGATCGTGTGAGAGGGGGAAATCTGATTAAACTGGCACTCGAGGTAATGCTCACCCCACGAACGCAGCGGATCACCACAGTAACTGCCGCCGGCGACCGCGTATGTCACCTGCGTGTTTCCGGCATTTATACGCCATACGAACGGCCATTCATCACCGTTCAGTGCGTCACCGCAAGATGACAGCCCCGCCCTTGCCTGCCGGAATTCGGTAATGGTGATGGTGTAACCCATCTCAGCCGCCAGGCTGATGTAATAGAGCTTTGACATCCCGCCGGTACGCAGCAGCTTTGAAAGAACCGCGGATTGTCGTTTCGGAATAGTGTCCATCTCCCCGATCGCACAATCATCCGGCAGACCGAGTGTTTTGTCCCACTCCGGCAATAACGTTGTGGCCGTCTTCGGAAATGCCCCCTCAAGCAGCTGAACAGCGTCAATATCCGAGGCTTCATAACCGCACGCCAGCGCCCGGAGAACAGTATGCATATTCGACCCCGGCCGCCAGTCCCACGCCATGCCCTGTGGTGCCAGTCCGATCATCGCCTGAGTGTAATCATCAGCGGTGTAATTCATGTGTATGACACCTCCCCGCGCTGCGCCAGCTCACCGGTGCTCAGAGCTATATTTTCAGCCGGTTTTTTCAGGACAAAGCCGGTGGTGCCCGGGATATCAGCAATCGCATACTGCAGGTCAGAAAGGTAGATTTTTGCGCCGCCGGTCGGGTCACTGTCCCGGAAGAACACATCATCAATGGCTTTGGCTATCTGCTGATGTAATTCCGAGGTTGCCCGACTCAGCCCTTCAATTTCAAAATCTATCTTTTTCGCAATAGGTGAACAGACCCATACCAGCGCCGTTACCGTCTGCACATCCCAGATATGATCTGCAACACGCAACTGGTCACCGGTCGCATGAACTGAATAAGTTTCTTTGGTAGCCGGTCCGTCAGTTCCCAGCGGAAAGCCGCCGTTGCTGTTGCCGTCACACATAATGTAGATACCGACCGACCCGGCCCCCAGCAGGCGGCGTTTTACCCAGGCGCGGGAAATGCCCGGCACTTCTTTCGCCCAGCCCTCATAGTCTGTATCGCTGCCGCCCTGCGGTGGTTTCTGATACGCATGCAGGACACGCTGCCGGAAAGCCTCTTCGTTCTCAATATCATTGCCGCCGGTGATCGGCTCAACAGCAACACATTCCGAAGATACCCCGGAAATAGCAACTTCAAGTGTCAGCTTTGTACCAGCCGGTGAGTTACCCGCCGCGCCGCCGCCGTAAATATTATCGTCAATACCGGGCAGAATGGCTTCAACAGACGTGAATCCTTTCCCGTCAGCATTAATATGGACCTCAGTAACAGACTGGTACCGGTATCCATCCCCGCGGGTTATCGCCGTTCCGGCTGGAATGATACTGCCCGGCACGCCATCAAACTGAACCTTTGTACAGGTGGCTTTGTTCGGTGGTTTGCGGTACACCCGTTTCAGCGCCCCCCATCCCGCCAGGTTTTCATCCGTTGCGGTAAACGGAGTTGCCTGTTTTGCAATGTAATCCAGATAGGCATAATGCAGGTGCGCCATACCGGCATCCATATCCGCCAGTACCCGCATATTGGAATACCGCAGCAGCGCGCCGGGTTCTTTCAGTTCATTACGCAGGAAATTTTGGTTCTGCTCCCGCAGCTCCGTCAGTGTTTTACGCTTAAACGGCATTTATTGTTTCTCCCATACCCAGTAAAAACGCAGATCTTCCGCACCGGCGTCCGGCCGGTGATAGCGGATAACCATGTTCAGCCGCTGTGGCCACACTATTTGTGTCCGGATCTGAATATCAGATACGACCCCGTCAGTTATCAGCCAGGCCAACGCCTCCCGGGCGTAATCTTCTGCTTTCTTTGCCACCTGCGTGGTCAGTTTCTGACGTCTCAGCAACCAGAGACGGGAGCCGATAAACCCATCCGTTCCGGTATCGGCCCACCATCCCCGCCGGTACTCATCGTCGTAATCATCGTCACTGTGCGCCAGCCGGTCAGTGAACAGACTGATCATAATCGCTGACTGTAAATCATCACCGGCAAGCAGGTCACCGTTTCCGGCTATCCAGTCCGCCCGCAGCGTATCCGCGTTCCACCAGGAAGAAATATCAGACATCAGACTTTCTCCTTAATCGGGTTACTGGTTTTGGTGGCACTGCCCGGCTCGATATTTTCCACATCGTGATTGTGCGTGTTGTAACTGTCCCGCAGTGCTTTCAGGGTGGACGGGTTACTTTCGTAGTTATCAATCACATCACCGGACACTTTCAGGATCGGCGTATTCAGCACCACTTCTGTTTTGGCATTGATCGTCACCTTATCGGCGTTATTGATGGTCACATCTTTATCTTTGGCCTCAATCACAATGCCGTCCTCTGTCATGTGGATGTACATGCCCCACAGGTTGTACATCACACTTTCCCCCGGAGAGAGGCCGGTATGCCGGGAACCGGGGTGATTGCTGCCGATGACCACCGCACTGGAGCGGTTTCCGCCGAGATAGGCGATCAGAACATCCGACCCCGGTGGCAGGGAGGACGAAAAACCGAACTCTGTCATGCGGTAAGTGCCGTCCCGGACTTCCAGCGCAGTGCTGTACTGGATGGTCTGAATCGCCCCGTCATCTTTAGTGATACTGGATTTACCGGCACCAATCATCATCGACATCCGGGTTTTTAAATCGCGGACCTGATCACTCATCGTCACACCCTTATTACCTGGTAAAATTCATACGGTTCAGCAATGAATGCTTCCGGCGGCATCAGCTGTAATGTCGCACGTGTCCCGCCGGCATCCCGCAGATAGGTCACATCCGACAGCGTCCAGAATTTATCCGTCACCCCAAGAACCGGAATATCTATCGGGATCAGCGTGTTCGGCTCCCACAGTTTCCCGGAGGCATCCCGCCAGCTGTCCACCATCACACTCAGGATTTTTGAGCGTCCGTAACGGCGGTTCATTTCCCAGTCGATACTCTCCTGCTCCCGTTTAGCGGTGATCAGGGTGCTTTCGATGATGGTGATATAATTCCGGTACCGCATTTTCCCGGCCTCCGGATCCCGCGCCGAGGCGTTCTGTACCGCTGACACATCCCCGGCAAACGGGGTAACAGACAGCGATACGCCGGTATAATCAGAATACCGTTCCGCCATAGAATCCGAGAAATCAGCACTTTCGATATTTTTTCCCTGCTCCACGCCGCTGGCCGCCACCTTGTCACTGACGCGGGTCAGCAGCAGGTTTCCATCCGGCTGTTCGTAATACAGCAGCGCAGAGTACCGGCAGCAGCGCTCGATCACCTGCTGTGAGGATTCCCCCCAGTTCAGGGTAAATTGCGGGACAATCTGTAACCCGCCATCGGAAACTGTGCTCGACACCTCAATGCCGTACCACTTCGCCAGTTTCTGCGCGATTTGCAGGGCGGTTGACTGGCTGATAACGTTGTTCGGCCAGTTGGCGGAGCAGTCCACCAAATCCTGACATTTACCCCGCCCGGAGACGCTTATCTGATGCTGGTTTTTATTGATCTGCCCGTTCCAGGTGTCGATATAACCGGTGATAACCCGATCCTGACCGAGGAACACCTCACAGGGGTCGCCCGGTTTAAACAGTTGTTTTTCATCCGTTGCCGGGTAGTAATCCATCAGGCTGATTTCAAAATCGTTCGGCAGCCGTTCAATACCACGGGTAACCCGGACACTGTCCCAGCCGGAAATACGCTTGCCGTTTATCACCAGGGATAATTCTTCGGTTTTTTTCGTCTCTTCCGTCATTTTTTCAGTGCCTTAAATCTGACCGGCATAAACGCCGGATGTCGTGGCTGAATCTCCATCACCAGCTCGTCGCTGCGGGTTGCATCCTGATACAGGCGGTTGGCAACATTGAGAGACGGCAGCACCGACGGCAGAGCGTAAGACGACAGGCGGCCGCGTTCAGAGCCTTTATCGGTGAAGAAAATAACAACCTGTTCGCGCCGGTTCAGGAGGGTAAGATAGATGTCATCCAGCGCCAGATCCCCGGTGATAGTCATGGCATCATCGAGGGATTCACAGACTTCCCGCTGATATCCGGCGGACTCAGTGCTATTTGTCGGGTCAGACTGACCGGCCACCACGGAAAGTGCCGATGCAGCCAGCACAACCAGCATCATTTCAGTCAGTGCGGCAATTCTCTTATCCTGCTCCGTCTGCTGATATTCCAGATTGCGGAAACGGGATAATGCATTCAGGATCCGCATCTTCTGGCCGGTGTCACCATCCATTGTTATCAGGATGACAAACACCTGCTGTATCTGTGCGATCACATCTTCCGGGGATGCTGCATCACTGACCGCACTGAGTGTTTCATCCAGCCGTTGCCGGTCAATAATTGCCTGGTTCAGCGTTTTCTCGATAATTTCACGATCATCAGCATCACCCTGATGTACGCGCTTACCGGTCGCACCGGACACGGCCCCGCCCGCGCTGCCTTTCTGATAACGCCCGTATTTATTGCTGCCGAACACACTGTTCAGCGAGTTACTGAGATTAGTGACCTCATCAACTGAACTGCTGACCATATTTACCCAGAAATCCGCGGTCTGTTTCAGCGTCTTCATCATCTGCGTGACTGACCGGACTTCGCCTTTAATCATGGCGATCGTTTTCAGGGTGGTATGTGCCGCTTCCTTTAACCACTGCCCGAATGTCAGTTCACCGGTTTTTTCGCTGCCGGTGATGGCAAACACTTTCAGGCCGGACTCGATAACCACCAGCTCAAATTCAAACACCCTGCCGCTTTCTGCGTTTTCTGACACCCGCAGGCCGCTCTCAGTCACGCTGACGGTCATTTCCCCGAGTGTCGGGTGAACCAGCGTTCCAGCCTCACCGACTTCACAGGCGGCCACCAGATTGTCGCGCTGGGTAATAACATCCGGCGCGTCATAAACGAGACTGTCCTGAATCAGGAATCCCTTTATGGTGATCCGCCGGTTGCTGCGCCCCATATCCTCTATCCAGGACTGATCTCGGTACGCATATTCGTGAATAGCCTGGCGGCGGCCGAAAACACTTTCACCACTGATCACACCAAACGGCACACCACGGAATGAAGCCTGCTGCAGGTGTTCAGACCAATTCCAGTTCGGCTCAATGCCGAGTACATCAGATATGGCGTCTTTGATAATTGGCATGTGGGCTCCAACGACGAAACCCGCAGTTAAGCGGGGATCAGAAATAGTAGTTATGGGAGTTATTTGAGGAAAATGACTGTTAAGTTAATCATGGTCACATAATACACTTCTCTTCAGACAGCCTTACTTATTTATTATGTAAATTTCTTTTTTTAGATTAAAATCCGCCACCCGAATACTTTAACCAAAGAAAAAATATGAAATACACTTTATTACTACTGACACCCTTACTTCTCACCGGATGCCAGGGGAAAAATTATTGGGAATTAACTCCGGCAGAAAAGGCAGAAGTCAGAGCCATGCATGATAAGAGCGCTAACATATCCAGAAAATGTAACCGGATAAAAAACCAATCTAAGCGCACAGACTGCTTTCTCGACAGAAACGACGATGACTTTAACCGAATGTACTAGATGATAACCCCTGGCGGGATAGTGTCAGAGCCAACAAAAAACCCGCCGGAGCGGGTCTTTTGAGGATTAGCAAGAGTAGCTAACTACCTTATTGCCAAAAATGAATCAAAAGGCAACCGAAATGGTGGGTGATAATCCAACTTTGCAAGCCTTACGTAATATGGCGAATAATTAGCATAATGAATTATATATTCAGATGTCCTATCTCCAAATTTTTTATTTGTATCGTAACACCATATCCCAACATGGTAATGCCACCATTTCTTTTCTTTGGCTTTCTTTACTCGTTCGTCATAATCTGGAGCACCCAAAGGAACATTAGAGGAATCTTTATTTCTCCCCTCCAACCCAATCAACCCGGCATTTTTAACATGTTCAATAAATTCAAACACTTTATCAACCTGTTGGTCGACTGACTGTTCTTCTTCCTTTTTAACCATATTTTGAAGGTGCTTAGCAAGCTTTATTCCTAGCTCCACTCTCATTCAAACGATGTCTCCATTAGCCATTTTCTAAAGTCTTTTTTACTAGAAATGGTGTCTGGTATAACTACAAATTCACAATCGAATGCATCTTCAATTTCACTAAAGTTAAAGTAGCTAGGATGCTTTAAAATAAAACTTTTTTCTAACGTACATGGGGGCATCAGTTTTTTAGTTAAACCACCAAACCCTTCAAATATTTTTATGAAAAAAGAGCTGTCAGCAGGATAATATGGTGCTTCTTCAGACATGCAAAAGCTAATCATTTTTGTCCTCCGATTCGCTATCTTTTTTTTCAGAACGTAATTTTTCAATATTCCTTGAAACCAACTGGGCATCAAAGAACATTGAATATCCACAGGTACTGCAAGATACGGTAAAGTACCATGCTGCAAAATTTTTAGTTAAAGGTATTGGATTAGCAACAAGCATAGGCTTATCCTCGCTGCCAGGGTACGGTTTTATGTGCCACTTATCCGATTTACAGAAATGACATCTGAAATTTTTATCCTCACCCTCAACTGGCTCTATGGTTCTTTTCAGAAACTCAGCCAGCTCTTGTGCTGTGATAGATGCCGTTAACTCTACTAACCTTTGATTACCCATGTTTTAATGATTATCTTTAATTTGAACCGTGAAAGTCACTCAGTCAAACAGCTGTTGATGTTTGCTGTCACCATACTCTCTATGTAGAGGTCACAATTTAGATATATGTTTATAGAGTTAGCTACAAACATATCGGTTTTTACTGCTTATCCACATCATTTATCAAGTAACGATGCAGTCCACCGCCCTTGTGAATAACCTTGTGGATATAATATGTAGATAGACAGCATACTGTCAAAGTAAGAAGTGCTTTATATCTATTGTGCTAAAGTAGATAATTCTGCACACACAACATGTTGTGCTCATTGATAAGAATACTCACAACGACCCTTAATCTTTAAAGAACTGACCATCACTTTTCAGACTTTGTTACCCACTATTTTACCCCACCGCCCACACCACACAACTCAGCACCGGATAGCCCCTTCCGGGGCTTAGTCACGGCATATTCATCGCAGTTGTAACCCTGCCTTTCGGCTTTACATTGACCGTACTTTTTGTCCCGTTTTCTGAGTTAACCAAGACTATTTCCAGTGTGCCACCCACTTTGTTTTCCTGAAGAACTTGTGATAATTGCCCAGTGAAGGCCAGTAACGCCTGAGTTGGGTCCTTTTCTATTTTAAATTCAGTCGCTGCTGATGCAGTCTCTTGTTGCTGCTGATCCTGCTGCATGGCCAGAGTATCGCGCTGTTCACGAACTCGGTCTGGGTTGCGTCGCCCCTTCCAGCGGTCATCAGTAATAGAGTCCATAACACCTTCCATTACCTGTTCATAGCTGAAAGGCTGAGCACCATTCTCAACCTTGATCATTGCGTTCATTAGTTTAGCCAGCACCTGAGGATCATGCATATTCAAGTTTTCATACGGTCCAAAGCCAGTCTGGTCAGAGACCATCTTTATGTATTCCTGCGTTTTATTTTCGCTGGCTGGTGCGTATTTTTCGATATAATCAGCGATTCTGTTTTTCCCTTTTTCCGCGTCCAGCATTAGCTGACGTGACATAGCGGCAAACCCATCACGGTATGACGAAAATACTGCCATAGTGTCGCCTTCCGGCCCCTGTAAACCAATCTGATTATCCGCTTCACGTAAGTTACCGGGGTTCTTATTGCGAAACCCTCTGCTGTTGGGGTTGTATTTGTCATGCTGCACCCAGTTATCAGGCACCTTACTATTCAGCGTTGGTTTGCTTTTACCGGCTTCGGCCTGCGCTTTTTGTTTTTCCCATTGCTCGTTATAGCGCTTATAAATCTCGCTGTACATCTCATCAGTCGGGTCTTTTGCAATCAGGCGAAGTTTTTCGAACCCGCTCAGGGTATCTTTATAATCATCATCTTTCAGAGCACGCTGAATAAGGTCTTCGCGTTTATCACCGTGGTAGAAATTATCCGGGGTGTCATTAATACGCTTCTGGTGCTCTTCAATATTCTTCATGGCGCCAGGTAGATCACCAAAATCAGGAACCATGCTGGGTGAATCAATAAATTCATAAAGCGATTTCTGAATCTGATTCATTTTCCCGGACAATTTTGCGCTGGCTTCATTTAGCTGAGTGTCCACCTCAGTCATCTTTTCGGCAAATTCCCCATCCATAGTCAGGTTGAATTTATCCGACTTGTCCAGTCGCCCCTGCAGATCTCCCTCACGTAACAGCGCAATCATATCGGGTGTCAGTTTCAGGTTGTCACGCAATTCCCAGTTACGGTACTCAGGTAGTGTTTTAATTGCTTTTTCAATACTGAGTAAGGTGTTTGTCACATCTGTACTGCCATCCGGCCTACGGACGACATCAGCACCAATGCTTCGGATTGATGCCAGCAACTGATCATCCTTACCAATAACAGCCTGACTGAGTTTTTCGTAATACCCTTCTATTTGGCTGCGGGAATCATCTTTGCTGACCCCTCTCTGTTGCAGGGTCCCGCTCAGACGGGTGCTTTCCTCTACTGTCATACCTGTATTGGCGGCTGATGTAGTGATATTTTTACCTTCCTCAGCCATCCCCGTAATCAGCTTGCCACCACCGGCGATAATGGCACCGATACCACCAATACCAGTCAGTTTCCCGGCCAGTGCACCAAAGTTTTTCAGCGGCGGGATCATGTCCCCGATACTCTGAACGCCGGATTTCGCCTCCTCGGATGCATCACGGAGTAAATCACCAATACCACGCAGCCCGGTTACTGATTCATCACCGCCGAGTTTCAGTTTATCCCGCGCCTCATCCAGTGCCGGATTCAGACTACGGATTTTTTCCTCAAGAACCGTAATCTGACCACTTGCACGGTCATCCGCATTCAGTTCAAAATCAAAGGCATTACCCGCCATAATTAATCTCCGCTTTTAATCTCTTCGGCCTGCTCTACCCACCAGTGCAGGCGGCTTTTTGACAGGAGCCACGCATCACGCGGCCCCCACCGGTAAAAATATGTCACCTTTGCCGCCAGCCGCTGCCATGACCGGAGAGCATTTATGCCAAAAAAGGGGTCAGAAAATCACGGCACTGTTTGAAGTCTGTGATCGCCATTTTTTTCAGTTCTGTTTCCGGGATTTCACTGACCAGGGAAATCAGCCGGCGCATACCAGGAAGCGAGTTGCTGGCCTTATTCTGCACATCGTAAAACTGCTCCACTTCAATAAGGCACGGCTCACGCAGGTTAACTTCCTCATAACGTACTTTGCCGTCATTGGATTCCAGCGGTTTACTCAGGGTGATAGTTTTGGTTGTTTCCACAATTAGTTCTCCGTTACCGAACGACCTTCAAAACGCACGTCAAACACGGCGTCTTCGCTGTTTACTTCCTGAGTCTGAACAACCCAGAGCCCCTGACCGATGATGGTTTTGCCGTTCGCCAGTTCGGCCACCACGTTCACATTGGTCATGCCGTTAAAATCCGCTACGGTAGTGCCGCCGGAATCACGGACACGCATCCCGATAAACCCGGCGACCGGCTTTTCTTTGTAACCGTGGACATAGTCCATACCGGTCAGGGTTTCGCGGGTGACCGTGGACGGACTGTATTTAAAGTCCGCCGCCACCATAATTGACATACCGTTGACGGAGACGTGAGCCGTTCCCGCCAGACGGTTAGATGTATCGCCCATGATTTCTCCTTAGTTACCCGGCATCAGGCGGAACTGGTTAAGCAGCGCAAACACGCGCAGCTGGTTAATGAGGGTACCGGTCCACAGGACATCAACACGGTTCGGGTTCTGGCTGTTGCGCTCGACTTTCAGGCCTTTGGCAAACCCTTTCGCGTCCTGCACATGACCGTTAAATTCCAGGAAACCATATTGCGCGATCAGTTCTGCCCGGATGATATTCGGCGTGACGATTGCAGACCTCGGTGCGAAGCGGGTCCCGTCATCTGCCAGTTTCATACGTCCGAATTTACTGGTCACCTGGGTGCGCAGATAACGAGAGACAAACATCAGCAGATACAGCGTTTCCACCTGAAGGTAACTGTCGTCATTGTCGCCGTAGGCATTTTTCTGGTAGGTCGTGATGATATTCTCAACCCGCACGGTACCGTCGTCATCCACGGTAAATGTGGAGATACCACTGTGCAGCAGATTGTTGCGCTCAGTCAGTTCAAGAATCTTCGTGTCATCCGGCGGCAGCACACCACTGATCACCAGTGTCTGCAACGGGCGGCCCGGATCATTACGCAGGCTCTGGGCAATAGCACCGGTATATGCTGCACTCCACTGATAATCCGGTGAGGGTGAACCGTTCACTCCGAGCAGAGAGGCATGCTGATCGTTACGCTTTTCACCAAAATCAGCCAGCTGACCATAGGTGCCGGTGATCACTCCGTAGCTGTGGCCGTACAACTGTTTGTCCCACGCCCAGCGGTCTGCCAGAAAGGTTTTCACCACATCGAGAGACGCCGTATCGGTATACGGGTTCACGATAAAATCAAAGGATCGGTCTTTCAGATTCGCCAGACCATTAAGCAGATCCGGAGCGCCGTTACCGCCGGACATCGCCGTGATGGTCATTTCAAAACCGGACGGTGTCGACTCACCCCCGGTCAGCCCGAGGTAGTTCAGCCGGATATCAATCCCGTTACCGTGAGCGCCTTTGTTTTTGGCCGTCAGAGTAACCGTATCCGCCTCTGCGGCTGCCGTTACCGGCAGGTTCGCATTGCGGTTAATCACTTTAGTCAGTCCGGCTGCGATAGCTTCCGCTGTGTCCGTAGCCACAACGGCCATCTGTACACGGATACCCGCGATATACAGTGAAATCACACCGGTATCATTAGCAGCACTGGTAATTTTCAGTTTACCGGCGGCGGCTGTCTGCGATTCAGTATCTGCCAGCGGTAACACCCACACCTCACCGGCCGTGTCATTACGGAAATACGCCTCTGCTTCGGTGTGCAGCATGGATCCGCGTCCGAAACGTTCTGCGGCCTGCGTCCCTGATGTGATGCGTTCAGGAATACTGTCTTTACCCGCCGCACCGTCCAGCATCTGGCCGATTAACAACGTGCGCTGCGTGGCGGTTGCAGTGTTGGCCATTGAGTTATCAAACTCAACGAAAAACAGCGGGGTCCGCAAATTCTGCGGAATAGTGGCAAATGGCACTGTCATGCTTTTTGCTCCTTCACTTTCTGAGGATTACCCGGCACGACATCCCCCTGATTCAGACGGGTGCGCCAGAAAACATTATTAGGGACGTCCTGCCCGGATTCAGGCAAAAGCTCCCCTTTGACCGGACAGCGGACGCTGCGGCCTTTTACAGGTTTTACAAACATGGTTACTCCTGATTAGTCAGGTCGATGGAGACGTGATGTTCCGGACTGCCGTCAGGCATCTGAACACTGATATCGATACCGGTAAGCAGATCCGCGTCAACCGGGTAAAACTCCTCCGGCCCCTGGTAATATTCGATATCCAGATCCATCAGCAATTGCGCCATGTGACCTTCACCGGCGGCACTGATGTTTATCTGAGAGCGGATATTCAGGAACTGCTGGATTTGCCGGGTCAGCTCATAACTGTTAATTACCGCCCGTTCAATCTGTTCCCGCAGGGCTTCCAGTGCCAGCTCTGCTTTTATGGCGCCGTTCCGGTCTTCCTCATCGAACTCTTCCAGGCGGCCGGTGACGCGGACCGTGGTTACGGTGTTGAACTGCGGAACATTACGGCCGAGTGAGTGTTTTTCATCAAACGGGGTCTGCACGATAATGCAGGGGTATTCCGCATTGGTGGTCGGCCAGTCCTGCGGGGAATACACGCGGTCTTCCGCGCTGGTTTTCCCCTTCAGGGCCGCGACAACGAGCTCACGAACTCTGGCTGCATTCATTATTTCACCTTATTCAGGATCAGGTGTGTCCCGCCGTGGCTGTCCGGCTGTACATCGGATACCACAAACAGGGTGCTGACACTGTAGACAAATACCCGATCCCCTTTCACCGGCGGCACAGTAAAAATAACATCGCGCACACCGAGGATCGGACGGGTGGTATTGATACCGCTTTCACCGTCCATGCTTTCATAGTTCTGGAAATAGGCCCGGTCAAAAATGCCGTCAATATCGTAAAATCCGGCACCTTTGGCACTTTTCACCGGTTCCCAGCGTACTTTTTCCGCAAAGACGTTGTGCAGCGGCCCCAGCAGGTGTTTATCCCAGTCAACGCCCATTGATGGTTACAGTGCCGGGCGGGTTGGCTTTCGCCAGCATTTTCCGTACTGCCTCCAGTGACATGACCGCACCGAGTTTTACCAGACGGTCAGCATCGGTACCATCCAGCGTGATTTGCTGATTCTCACGGTACAGTTCGCCGTTATGCTGCACACTGCGGCCTGTAGCCACCACATACACGTTATCAGTCCCATGCTCCGGATCTGAACGCTGCTCATCACCGGCATTCCCGCCACCGGAATCAGCCGCAGTATTCAGTTCCGCTGTGGTTTTGTCACCCTGCTTATCGCCGGAATCGTTCTGCTGTGATTCCGGGTTACTCTGGCCGTTCACCATCAGCTCGGGCGGCAGGCCGCCCGGCTCCTGTGGTTTCTCCGGCGTATTTTTTTTATTCGCCATCAAATCCCCCTGTTAAACCACAACGGCACACAGTGATGCGTTAACACGGCTCGGGATGACCAGCGGCGCAGACTGAATCATAAGCATGCGCTGTGCCGGATCATGTTGCAGCCAGGATTTCGGTGCATATGCCATCGCGCCGTAATTGAATGCAGGGTCGATAATGGCACCAAATGCACGGGTCCCCATCAAAGCCGCGCCGGACATGATCACTGAGCCGTCAGCGATCATTGGCTCTTCTTTGTTTGTCAGCGGGTTAATAAACCAGTCGTTATATACCCACAGGTCATAGTTACCCCAGCGGCCTTTATAAACTCCGCCTTTCTGAACCTGGGTACCCGGGTTAATCTGGTTACCGAACGGAGACTGTGCAGGGAAAACAATGGCGCTGTCTTTAATCGTTGTATCCAGGCGGAAAGCTTTCCATGATTTTGTGGTGAACACGATATCAGTCGCCACCGCCCCGGATTCTTTCAGCATGCGCTGCGCCCAGTCTTCAATATCATCACTTGGCTGGGTATTGGTTTTACCGGCTTCGACTTTCACCGGCCACTTATCAGCACCACTCAGGGTGATAGTAAGATCAGCCGAACGCCCGAAGTCCACCACCTGAGTTTCATAACCTTTACCTGTCACTGTCACAGTACCGGTCTGAAGAGCGCTGGAAGCCATCCATTCCAGGCGACGATTGATCATGTCAATCTGGTCAGTTATCTCAAACTGCAGGTTCAGCATTTCACGTTCAGCAGCGGTGTACTGACCGCCGATGCGCTCACCAATCTGACGACGGATGGGTTTGCGCAGATCCGGCGCACGCTTATCTTTGATGTATGCCGGTTTAAAACTGCTGGTCTGAAGCTTACGGGACTCCACCAACTCTCCCTCCACCAGCGGTGAAACAAACGGCGCCAGACGGCGCAGACCGACATCGACATCAATGGAAACCTCTTCGGTATCGGATTCCACGATATTCGGGAAAAACTTATCCAGCAGCCAGTTCTGACTGGTCATCAGATTCGGAACAACCTGAATTAACACGTTGGTATCAAAAATATTCATACTGTTTCTCGTATAAAAGACGTCACAATGCCTGCCATAGCTGACATCAGGACGTCTGTATTAAAGGGAAGATCAGGCTTGTACGCTGTCGCGCAGGAAGATAGAGAACTGGCGCATTGCTGCTTTAAGATCGGCTGCGGTCCAGGTGTCATCATGGATAATGCGGTTCTGGTTAAATTCACCCATCAGGTACAGGCCACCGCTCACAGCATCAGTCGTGGTATCGACATCATCAACCAAAATTGCACTCGGCTTTTCACTGCCGTCTGTAGCATCTTTTTTGCTGATCACGTATTCCCCGGAGGCGGTGACCATACCGAGGATGGTACCGCGCTTCAGAATACCGGCTTTGGCAATAATGCCGGTATCCGTCACAGTCTGTAACGGACCGGAAATCAGCTGATCCGGATTAAATACCGCCTGACGCACTCCCGGCTGAAACGGGTTTTGTGAGAACTGTTCCATTATTTCGCTCCCTTGTTGCTGTTATAAAGATTGGTCATCTGATGAACCAGCGCGGCGGCGGTACCCGCTGCCGGTGCCTGAGCATCCGGACTGATGCGTACCTGCTGCTCTGCCCGCATGCGGCTGTCGAGCGATGCGCGCTGTGTTGCGGGCTGTACCGCCCCCATTGCCTTCAGGGTGCTGATCGCTTCTGATGAAGACATTCGGGTATTGAATGCCAGATGTGCAGCCATATCCGGACGACCGGCGGCAGCCTTGCTGCCAAAGATACGGGCGCAGCGTTTGCGTTCAGCGCGGCGGCCTTTTTTCACATCTTTGTTTTCATCGTCGTCTTCGTCATCACCTTCTGCGTCTTCATCATCTTCAGCGTCCGGATCATCGTCGTCGCCTTCGGCTTTTTTGGCTTTCTTAGCCTTGCGGCCTTGTTTTTCGTCGTCCTGATCTTCTGCGCCTTCACGATCTTCATCGTCTTCCGCATCTTCGTCAGGCTCGTCCTCTTCCGCTTTGCGGCCTTTGGCTTTGCGCACTTTTTTATCTTCATCATCTTCCGAGGCTCTGGCTTTTTTACCAAGGCCGATAAGGTGTGCAAAAGTAAACTTATTGTCTGCCATAGTTAAATTACTCCGGATTCTTTCATCAGTTCCTGAAATGCGACATCAGGACTGGCAACCACATCAGCCAGACCCATCTGTACGCCCTCGGCTGCCAGATAACAGGCGGCCTGTGTATTGCGGATCACTGTCTCAGACAATCCGCGGTTACGGGAAACAGTGCTCACAAACAGACGCCCCATTTCATCGACATCGTGCTGAATAGCGGCTTTCGCCTCATCACTCAGCGCTACATACGGGTTACTTTCCGCCTTACGGTTCCCGTAGGTGATAATGGACACTTTCAGCCCGTCATCCTTGATACGCTGTGACCAGTCGCAGTGAATGACGATCACCCCGACCGAACCGACACCGCCGGTACGCGGGACGTAAATTTTGTCCGCGGCGCTGGCAATGGCATAAGCAGCGGAAAAGGCATTTTCGGACAGAATGGCGTGAATGGGCTTTTTGCCGCGTTCGGCATAAATCAAATCAACCAGGTCAAAACAGCCGGCCACCTCACCGCCGGGGGAGTCGATATCCAGACAGATACCCTTCACTTCCGGATCGTTAACGGCGGTCAGGAAGACCCGGCGGATGCCGTCATAACCGGTCATGCCGCTGTACGGCCGCAGTGTGCCGAGTTTCTGAACCAGCGTGCCGTAGACCGGGATAACCGCGACACCCTCCAGCACGTCATACCCGCTGTCTTTCCGTGCTTTACGGCTGAAATATCCGTCATCGTCTTCCATCATGGTGCTGCGGATCTGCGTGATACCGAGCCGTTCTGTCAGTGATGACACAATCACTTCCGCTTTCTGCGGGTGTATGGCAAGAGGCGTGTTAAACAGCTTCTGTGCCAGGTGGGGTAAATTCACTTCGCCTCCTGTTTATTTTCCGGGTTTGGTGCAAACCCCTCTGCCACAGCCCAGCTGGGCGGCGGCAATCCGAGCTCTTTAAACCGCTGAAGTTCATAGCTACGCTGATCGACCAGCTCTTCCCAGTCCTCACCCATGTTTTCAGCCACTTCCATTTCCAGTGTTGAAAAACCGGCTTCCATACTGAGGATGGCGCCTTTTTTCTCTGCGACCGGATCCACCCAGCCGCGACCCGGCCCCATCCACCGCGCGCGGCAGTAGGATGCTGATGCGTCCATAAAGTCCGGGGCATCATTCGGTAACGGAACATCTTCCACATCGTGGATTTCTTCGGCAAAGGCCACCGCTATCGGTTGTGCGAAGCCGTTTGAGAAGTCATCACGGCGGCGGGTCAGGGTTTTCCAGGCTTCCAGCATGGCGGCACGGGCAGAGGAATAGTTAACATCAGACCAGTCCTGTGTGACCTGCTGGGCTGACAGGCCGGTTGCCGCAGAGATGTTCCGCAGCACCGCACTCTCAAAACCGTCAAAATTACTGGTCGGCCGGGCGGCGGACAGTGTGACTATTTTTTCATTCGGGAACAGGTGCGGGATCCGTGCGCCGTTCTGAAGATTGAGACGCTTGTCCTGATAGTATTCTGTCCGCTGTGTCTGGTAGGCACTGAGTTCATCACCGGTAAAATCGCCGGTACCCCCCAGGGCGGAAGCCACCATCTGCGCATCATACGGGGATTCGATATACGCCCCGAAAATGGCATTGAGGATTGCCGCCTCCAGTTCTGATTCATCGTACTTAATCAGCATTTTCAGCTTCTGAACGATGGGGGCTAGAATACCGATCCCCCGGTGCTGAGCACCGCGCTCCATATCAAAATCATGCACCACCACCGGACGACCCCATGAGGTTTCACGCGGTACGCGATTCCAGGTCATGGTTTTCTTACCGGCTAACCAGTCGCCCATATGGGCTTCGCGGATGTGATAGGCGATCGGGGCACCGTCGCTGTCAATCTCCACCCCGCCGCGTATATTCGGCATGTCAAAATTCTGCTGCGGATTACTCAGGCGGTCGGGATCAACAATCTGAACCGTCGTCGCATAACGGGCCTTACCGTGACCTAGCCGGTCAGGACGGTATTGCAGAACCGCCAGAGCATCACCGTCCAGCAGCTTGTGACGGAAAGCCAGCCGCAGCATCTGAGACACGGTCTGTTTACGCTCAACATCACAGTACCGTCCCTTGTCATTTGCCCATGAGCGCCAGTGCGCAGTAATAAACCGGCTGTATTCGGCAGCCCACACCGCATCAAATGCCTTATTACCGGTCAGTTGCCTGAGCATCCGGTAATCAGGTTTGAATACCGGCCGGTAACAGGCACCCACCGCATTATCCAGGACACGGGTTATTGAGCCGGATGCCCAGCCGTCATTCCGTGCCAGATCACGCATACGCGACACAATGCGGTCACGGTAGATATTTATTTCATTATCCGGCGACCACAGCGCGGGCTGCCAGTTCGCCATCTGATCACTGAATGAATCCGCCGCGTCATACGGCACCCGGCCACTGCCGGACAGTGCCCCGTATTTCATTTTCGGGGCAGCCGGAGGCAGCGGGCGCCCGTCCGCTCCTAAGATTTGTACACTCATCAGTACCTCACCCTGATTGGACGCCTGCGGGAGATCCCCAGCATGGCCTGTATTGTCTGGATCAGTGCCAGCAAATCTCCCAGACTGGTCTGCTGATAGGAAACCGACCGCGTCCCGTCACCCTGTGTATAGGAAAATGAAACGCCTTTGGCACCGGTTGACAGGTCGATATAGGCCTGCTGCGCCTGAACAAGCGCCTGCTTTAACTGCGCATCACTCATGCCGGTAAGCAGCGTGGTAATTCGTGACATTGACACTCCTTATGGCAAAAGCTGGGATATCCGCTTCCGCTGAGGCTTTTCATTGGTTTCCTCCGGGATGATGGCCCCCGGGAAGCGAAGGTTAACTTTGGTTTCCGGATTCTCTGCCGGTGCAATAAGCCGTTCCGGATTACCGGCGACAGCGTCAGCCAGCGCATTAAGTTTCAGCCCCATATACATCAGGCCGCACAGCGCGGCATAGCTGTACACGCGGCAGTCCAGTGCTTCATTAGCCCGCCCCGGTATCTGCTCCCAGACCCGGTACCGCTGACCGCCGGACACTTTAATTACTGACCGCTCTGCCAGCAGCTGACCGAAATACTGCAAATCACGATCAACCGGGAAGTGCATATACGCCGGTGCCGGTTCGCCTGCTGCCGGCGGTTCCAGATGCAGACGACCGCGCACCGCATCTTTGGCCGCGTTCACACCAATAATTACCGGTTTAAATCCGGCTTTCGAACGGGATGTAATGCGTTTTGTCGGCCAGATCGGTGAGCGTTTACCGCCACGGGCGGATTCACCTTTGACAGCCCAAATCCTGCGACCGAGACGCGCTTTACAGAAATCATAAACGGCCTGGGTATGGTGTCCGCCGGAGTCCATACAGGCCGCCATAATGGCAAACCCGCGACCATCGGCACGCCGCCAGATTTGTTTCAGGTACGCATCGAGGCGCTCCCACGGCTCCGGTGTTTCCAGATCCCCTTCAATCACATCGTGGGCGACTGACCAGCTTTCCTCACTGCGGCCCCAGCCGACCACCTCAATTTCAAAGCGGTCATCCTGCGTATCAATACCGGCCGTCAGCAGCGTGACACCGTCCGGCACTTCCGCCGCCCACACTTCGCAGCGCTCCAGTAATTTTTGTTCGCTCAGGGCTTTTTCACCCCGGTCCTCATATGGCTCACCGAGCACCAGGTTGATAAAGGTCTGCCGCATCAGCGGATCATCTTTCACCCGCAGCCATTCTTTCACCAGATTCGGCCAGGCTGCGTTCGGGAACAGGCTGTACGCCGCCCAGATATGAAATCCCGCGTGACCGGTAAACGGCTTTTCAGCGCGCCATTCCCCGTTTTTAATCATCAGCGGTTTGTCGCTGTCGTGAATAACACACCCGTTATGGCGGCAGACGTAATACGCGGTATCCGGCAACCCGTTACCGTCTTTGTCTTTATCCCACTTCATACCGTACGGCGTATCGGGCCCGCCCCATTCCAGAATCTGAAACTCACCGCAGTGCGGACACGGTACCCAGTAGTGTCGCTGATCACTTTCGTTGTAGGCTTTCTCGATACGACTGATGTTCTTTACGGTCGGTGTTGAGCCGAGGCCGATTTTCCGGTTCCAGAATGTTTCCGAGCGTTTGATACCCAGAGCAATCTGGTCCCCCTCCGAACCGGCACCGCCGGACGGATAACCATCCACTTCATCAAACAGGATGATCCGGCAGGTGATACGACGAAACCCGCCGGGTGAGTTCGCACCCACCAGCGTCAAATTGGCTCCGTTGGAAAACTGTTTCTTAAGGATGGTCTGGCCGCTGTCTTTCGCTTTGGCTTCCCCGGCGATGGCTTTCAGTGCCGGGGTATCGCGCAGCATCGGCGCAATTTCGGTCTTACTGTAGTCCTCCGCATCCTCCACACGGGGCTGAACCACCAGGATCGGGGACGGGTCATGCGACAGGTAATAAGCAACGGCATGGTCGAGAATCTTGGTATACCCGACACGGGCGGATTTCATCACGGACACCTGGGTTACCGACGGATCGGTAAAGGCATCCATAATGCCGTCCTGATATTTAAATGACCGGAACCGGCCGGTCTGTGCGGCGTTTTCTTTCGACAGCACCGCGTATTTGTTCGCCCACTCGCTCAGCGATAAGGCTTCCGGAGGTCTGACGACAGCGCGTTTCTGACTCAGTGCACGGGTGAATTGTTGCCATGCATTATCCCCCCTGTTCACTGTGGTCAAGGCTCAATTCCTCCATCGCCTCATGAATAATGTCCTGCAGTGCGGCCACAAACTCTGTATCAGAGGAAGTCAGTGCCAGTGACCGCAGGCGGGGACCGTGTTCAGGGGCTATCGCAATCAGACGGGTGCGCATGGCGTGATACTCCTCACCCACTTTATCGATCATGTCCTGCCACGGCAGCACCAGTCCGGATTCCTTTTCGTACTCCAGCCGGGCCAGCTCTGCAAAGTAGTGCTCTTTGATAGCTTTTGACTCTTCCAGATCCCGGACTTTTACATCGCCGGAAACCAGACCTGCATACACCGATTCGGCACGCTGCTGAAAACTGCCTTTTTCTTTCGCCGGTTTCTTCTCCGGAGCATCGGATTTTTTCACCGCATTTTTCGTGCGCGGATCTTTGCTGTCCCGGTACTTTTTCAGGTTCTGGTCGCTGGCCTCCACGTCGATTTCATCCCCGGCCATCACGATATATTTTCCGGCCTTTATCCACCGGGTGATCGTCTTACGGTTCACATCCGCATGCTTCGCATAGTCGGAAATATTCATCGTGGTCATGGGACATTTTCCTGCTGATGTGGGACATCGGGACACATGGGACATTGCACGGGACATGTCCCACATTTCATGGGACACAAAACTAAGAATTTTTCTACGTAACTTACTGAATCAGAAATGAAAGCACCTGACCGCTGTCATGTGACATGGGACACAAAATCAAAATTTCACAGCTAGCCGCAGAACGCGGCGCGCAATGCCCGTGTAATATCAAAGGCTTAGGAAGGACCCAAAAAAAATTCTATGGGTGACGCTCGCTGTCACGGCACCAAATGGTTTTGCCGTTATGTTCTACTTTTACTTTCATTGCCTACCTCATATTTTGCGACCACCTTTGTTTTCCATAGCGGGTAACTTTGATAGCCTGAAGTTTCATATTTAAGATAAGGGATTTTACAATGGCTAATTTTACTGTTCGGGTTGAACTGCGCGATGCTGACAGTTCAGACTACGACGATCTGTATGACAGAATGTCAGATAATGGGTTTTCTAAATTTATTACCGGTGACAGTGGCGCCGAATACAAGTTGCCGAGTGCTGAATACTCATATTCATCTAGCACCGAAGACAGAAGACAGGTAAGAGACCTGGTATTCAGGATTGCCCGCGAAGTAAATGACGACCCTGCCGTATTAGTCACTCAGTCAAATGGCCGTTCGTGGAAGGGGTTGGAGCCGAATTAATCTTCATCGCTTCCGCGGGCCGGTTTCTCTGTTTCAAGGGCTACAAAGGCTTCACGAACTCTGTGGCCCAAATAGTTCACTGTGTTGTCCGGTAAATCGAATCCGCTTTGGTATTTGGCTAACAACATCCCGGCTAATACCTCACGCGCTTTTTGCTGCGACTCTTCTGAGAGTCCATGAAATTGTGTTGCTGGCTTGCCTTCCCGATAGATAATCTTTCTTGTTGCAGTGCTCATAGTTTCACCTTTGAAAGTAATTTAACTTATCTCGCTGTCCGTATCGCCTCTGCTATCGCCCGGTTAATCTCCTGCGGCAACAGCGCCTGTGTCATCTTCATCGCTCTGTCCTGATATCCGAGTACGGGTTCAACAGGCAGGGCATCACCGAACCGGATTAACAGTTTCGGCATTGGTTGTTTCTTCCTGTCTCTGCGGGTTCCGTTAGATGACCGCTGCAGGCGCTTCCGGCCTTTCTTGCCCTTCTTCGCTTTCTTCCGTTGCCACACGCCATTAACACCACCGATATCTCCGATGAAGGTGTTTTCTTTGCTCTTAAGGCTGGAAAGCTTATTACGTGGCAGATTGCCGTATTTGTTCAGCTTGATGTCTTTGGGGTTCAGCAGTGCAGACCCGTTGAGTTTATGCACCCCGCCGGTTTCAAACGGTTCAAGGTATGCAGCAGCGGTATTCATCACGAACACTTTCGCTTTCAGGTCACTTTTTCTGGCACCACGGCTTTTAACGCTTTTCACCGTGAATGGTGTCGGATTATCCAAATTGCGCTGCATAGCCACTTTCTGCGCATCTTCAATCTTCCGAGCTACGTATGTCATGGCCTGAGCGGTGGCAAAAGGAATTTGCTTTCGCAGGGTTCGGAGTTGGTTGCTCAGGTCAGTGAGGTTTGCCATAAACCCTCTCGTTTAATATTCCGGCCGCCACTCGTAAATGATGATTGAAATATTCACGTTCGTGTCGACTCTTACCCTGCTGGTGGTTCTCCCAGCCTGTATTCCGGTGCTCTTCGCAGTATCCGCTGCGGTCAGTGGTTGTCTTTGCGCAGCCGCGTTTGCGGCAGGCGCGAGGGATTCGTAGTGGCATAGATTTTTATCGAATAAAAAAGCCAGCTTAGTGTGAGCTGGCTATATATAGAAAACAGGCACCTTATTGATTTTAAAATCATAAAACTTTAAAACTATATTGTAAGTTTTTTATGAAAAACATTAGCATAAAAATCTGAATTATCATAAATATTATCTTCTGGTATATTATATTTACGGCATAATTCCATTCTAATTTTAATAATTTTAATCGCAAGCGCTGAATATAAATCATGCTGCCTTTCGTAAAATCTTTTATGGAGATCATCCACCTCAGAAATTAGCTCCAACTCTTTTTCAATGTGAATTATCTCATTTGGTAACAACAATACAGAGCACATAAATTCCACACCTAATAATTTGTAATCAACACCTTCATTTAATTGTAATTCCGGTTTTTGATATTCAATACGAAGATAATAATTCTCATGCATAATGATCGGAGCTGCGAGCATATCATAGCATTGATTAATAAAGTCAGTTAAATTAATAACTATACTTAATGCAATTTTCGATTGTTCTCTCTTTCTTTGTAAAGATTCTCTTGTTATATTGAAAATATAAATAATAAGTTGCCCACCGAATGCAATTAAGGCTCCAAGAACTATCTTCCCAGCATCTGTATCCGTTAACCAATCCATTACGTGTCACCAAATAGTTTGCGAGATATCCTTATAACGTATTTAGACTAAATAATCCAGCCAATCGATTTAACTATACCATAACAGTATTATGATAATGACATTGCATAATTATTGTTATGCTTTTTACCTTTAAATTACATTTTCTCCATTGTTTGCTCAATATTTATCTTTCTGATATCAATCAACTGCCTGTTCGCCTTATCCAATGACATCAGCAGCGGCTCTATCCACTCCACCGCCTGGCAATATGTCAGTCGGCGAGTGGCAGCGGTACCAGTACCGGCTGAGTCAGTGATGCTGGAATCGGAACGCATTGCTGATTCACGGATGGTGTAGACGTGGCTGAGCAACCCGTCAGAAACAGGCTGAGGAATATACAAATTGCAGGTAGCCTCTTTCCGGATGATTGTGCGGTATTCAATCTGTTTCTCCTGTGATTTGGCTTCCGCCTGAACATTCCGGTTAGCATTTGCGGTTGCCACGCGATCGAAAATATCGATGCTGGTGTGGGCGTTATCAATCACTTTTTGCTGGTCAGTGATAACCTTATCTTTATGTTGGCTTTCCGTTTGTTCGGCTGACAGCATGCTGAACATCCACAGACCGAAAAACAAAACAGCCCACACCCACCCGTTAAGTAATATCGTGATTGCCTTTTTCATGGTGCTTCACACTCATAATGAATCACACCATCCAGCGAATTGCCCGGCAGCGGCTTACAGTGATTCGGGAGTGAATACAGATAACAACCCGCCAACATAGCAGTAGTCAGCAGGATGATAGCAATGATGATCAGTGTTAAAGGGTTCCGTGGCATACCGCTTTCTCCGTTTCGCGCCGGTTAATCAGACCCTGCCACTGCTTACCACCAGCAAACGTCCAGCGCTTCATTTCGTCACATGCACCCGCGATGTCACCGGCATTGAGTTTACGCAGCATCGTAGAACGCGAGAACGCACCGGGCCCTACGTTGTAAACAAAGGAATAGATGGCCGCACGGGTGTTGTCATCAATCGACACTTTGATCATCGGGTCAACCGCGCGCCGGACTTTCGTTAGGTCGTCATGTAGCAGCGCCTTGCACTCTGCGTCCGTGTACAACTTACCGGGCTGAATATCACTGCCGGTATGGCCATAACATACGGTGAGCACTCCGGCCACATCACGGTAAGGTTTGTACTCAACACCCTCATATGCGGGGATCAGCACCAGCGCACCGGCAATCGCACCGGCAGAACAGGCAGCCATGACTTTTTTAAATAATCGGTTATTCATGATGTTCCCCGGCTTTCAGTTGGAATTCTTTCCGTTTGTAATACCAGTTCACCAGGAACGTCCCGACAGTACAGATGATCCCGGCAACAATAGCCCACTGGTCCAGAGATAAAACGCCAAAAGCAGAGGTTATAAGTCCCCAGGCGTATGCTGTAGGGCTGGAATATTTGTCAGGCATGCGCATATCCACCCCCTGCGGAGTGTTCCGTATGTTGAGTGATAGAGAAATGCCGCAACCGGTTTATATGTTTTAAACGGGTTGAAGTGTGGTGGCTGCGGCATTATTCGGATAATCCCACCAGCGGCGGGAAAGCAATAAGAAGAGCACTGTGGCCGAATACGGATTAGGTAATGAGCCTGTCGTATTCCAATGCTCTTGTTGTTGCAGGCAATAAAAAGCCCCGCGTTATGCGAGGCTGAAAATTTTATTCGGTATTCTGATTAAGACGTTGCTCTATCCACGTTGGTCATTAGCTTAATTTTGTTCATCATTTTTTCAACGACCCTAATACTCTCAATTGCTTCACTTTTTGTTATACTACGGGATAAATCATAATCAGCCCATTTTCGCTTACTGTGCTGTTGTTGCAACATGGTACCCAGACACTTCAAATCAAACTTATCGTAATCTTCATTACCTTTCCATGATCGGTACAAAAGATACTCAGCGACTCCCTGATGAGTGGTTTCTGGACAATTTTTTAAAATAGAGCACACTTCATGATACAACCCATAATATGACCGACCAATAGCATTTCTGTAAGCTATTTCAGTGTCATATTGCATGCAATCATTAGCAAATTTAAAAAAATCATCTCCGGATACACTCATTGTGACACCTCATCCTTTAATTGCTTACCCAGAGCCTTAAACCATGCTGTTGCTTTTTTATTATCCATCAGTCCTGACACAGCTAAACGCATAGCTAACTCAATATTCATATCTGAGATAATTTCCGGGTCATCATGCAGCACATGAGTAACATAAGCACTATCTGTGCCATGATTATCAATATAATAATCAGCGGAAACAATAGGTTGATTAAATTCAGTTGCCAAACCACCCATTAACTGGGTTAATTCCGTCAACTCACTGGGGCTTAAGCCAGAAGCATCTCTAAAGGATTCAATTTTATTACTCCACACAGATAACTCCCAGATACCAGCAATTTGGTCTTCATTAGACAACTTATAAAGCCGTTCAGCAAATCGAGATAGCGCCACTTCATTACCTGACAAAAATGCAGAACCAACTGCCAGTAATTGAAGCGACCTGTCTGTATCATAGATGCCGGCCAATTTAATTGACTCGCAAGTATGCAAATTGTTGTGCCCAGTTCTTGCTAAGAATGCCAAGTAATTTGTCGCTAAAAATACGCTACGATGCAATTCCAATCCATCAGAGAAGATTTTAATTGCTTTTTCTGACTCCTTGTTTGCACCATAAACCAGTGCCGTACATACAATTTGATGCACCTCATCAGGTAACCGCTTGGCTTCATGCAAAAGACGAACAAAGGTGAACTGGTCGATTTTCTCACCCGTGTTTATGTAACTGGTTAAAAGCCCCAGGATTTCTTGGGTCTTTGCTTTTGGTGATGCGCCCATACCGATGAAAATATCCAAACTATAAAAATGTTGTGATTAATTTAACCATTGGGGCTGATTAGCACAATCTGTAATTACAGACAGTAAGCAATAAAAAGCCGCACACAGCTCTTGTGTTAAGTGATAACGAGGTGATTGATACTGTGGCGGCGTATATGAAAAAAGGCCGCACAGGGCGACCTTTGGTAATTTATATCCATATGATATTACTTACATTTAATATCTTTAAGTCCTTCTAACTGATTGAGGCGCGATGCAACTTTTTTCCGGGCATCGCTTTTTGCCATCCCGTTGCCTATGCCAAAATCACCTAAAAATCCTAGGACAGTTTTTCCATCAAACTCCCCCGTGTTCTCAATTTCAGTTTGAATACCACGTGTTTTAGCAATTTCAACCTTTAGGTCATTACACGTCATGATCCCAGATTCTTCTGCTGTAACCGGAGCCGCTTGCGGGTACTGTTTTGTAGCACATGAAACTAAAAATAATGAAGATACTGCAATAAGAAATACTGATTTTTTCATGATTAGTTAAATTTAATTTTATTTTACAGTATTTTTATTATTGCTAACCATAAGATATAAAACAAGTAATTGAATAAATTATATAAATAAAAATAAACATTAATATACTAAATAAAATTAACGGCGTTTTAATTCAAAAATATAACTTACTGCAACGAATTACATTATGTAATCAACTAATTAAATTTAGGGCATAAAACCCCGCAAATGCGAGGTTTCAGTTTATAAGCAATGTGACACGGGAATCAACGCTATCTCCACCTTAGTCTGTTCAAACCGTTCCGCTTCCATCTCCACACCCAGAACGCGGCGATTGTGCTTCAGTGCGGCTTTCAGTGTCGCTCCGGACCCCATAAAGAAATCAGCGACCAAATCACCTTCACGGCTGCTGGCTTTTATGATGTGCTCCATCATTGCGGCTGGTTTTTCACAGGGGTGCTTTCCGGGATAATACTGAACCGGCGGGAATGTCCACACATCGGTATAAGGCACATCAACTGATACCGTGAAGTAACGGCGTAGCAACTGATACTGATCTGCCAGTTCGTGATATGCGCGCCTGAGTGTGTGTTGCTCACTGACCAGATCATCGTATTCACGGCATAAAGGGTTATTTCGCTGACACTCTGCAGCTGCCCGCTGAAAAAGCACCTGTAATTTCCGGTAATCCGCTTCATTCGGTAACTGCCACTGACTGTACCCGAACCAGTGTGAAGACATCTGTTTGCCGGTTGCCTGGTAAATTTCTTTTGCCGTGATACCCAATGCATCACGCGCCTGCCGGAAATACTCAATCAGCGGGGTAAACACATTTTTCTTCAGTTCATCCCGCCGCTGGTGGTACTCACTGCCTTTTCCTTTTACCGGTCCCTGATAATGCTCTGCAAACAGGATCCGCTCAGTAGACGGGAAAAAACAACGCAGGCTTTCTTTGTTTTGCCGCCGCCACGGGCCGGAAGGTTTCGCCCATATGATATGGCTGAGAACGCTGAACCTCTCCCGTAACAGCATTTCTGTATCTGAGGCCAGACGTGAACCACAAAACAGGTACAAGCTGCCGTTTGGTTTCAGTACCCGCCAGAACTCAGCCAACATTTCGTCCAGCCAGGAAAGATAAGCAGAAACGTCCGGCCACTGGTTATCCCAGGCACATGTTTTTACCTGAAAATACGGCGGGTCCGTGGCGATTAAATCAATGCAATTGTCCGGGAGGGTTTTGATATAGCTGAGTGAGTCGTCGTTGACTAAATTAATACTGTTTAAATTAACAGTGTTTTTCATAGATCCGGGTAACCTTTTTTGTTAAGCTCCCTTTGCTTTGTGCACACAAGCAGTGGGCCTTGGTTTATCCGTGATCGCTTTAACGGGTGAATGGCTGGGAAGGTGCTACCAACACCCACCAGCCGCCCATTTCACAGTTTAAAGTCGTCTGAACCGTTCACCGTTGCCGCAGTCTTTCAAAAGACCGGCAAGGCTGAACTGAGTAAGAAGAAGTTGGCAACGCGGCAGGGAAAGCCCTGACAAGGCAGCCGCATCGCTGACGGAGAAAACCCCCTCCGGTAACACCTCAAAAAAACAAGCCGCTGCTGTTGTCATATCTTTCTGTTTTAACATGGTATTTTATACCTTTGGTCAGTTATTGTGCATAAATACACATGTAACTCTGACCAAACGTAACAGCAAGTCTTATGTTTATTCCAGGCAATAAAAAACCCCGCGATTGCGAGGTTTATATACAATTATGACAACATATCAAATTACTATTAAATATGGCCTAATTTATCTACTTTTGCAAGTTTTTGCTGTATTTTTGCGCCATATTTCCACTCTGTTATTTCTCATTTTTTGTAATGAGCCACAGTCCAATGTTTTACAAATCAGAAGCAGCTCCTGCCAGTGATTTTTGTAGTTATTATTCCAGTTTTTTGCAGTTACTCCCACCAACTCAGCCAGTTCAGACTGATAGTAATACCCGTCTTTGTTCAGGGCGTAATCCTGCACTGCCAGCCATACCAGCGCCCTGAGTCGTTCTTTTACTTTCTTCGACACCCGGCGGCCTTTAATCCGTTCCTGCATTTCATTCCATACATAGGCGGTGATGGTGGTCTGGTGTGAGAACTTCAGTTCCTTACCATAGCAATACAGCAGCCAGGACTGCTCTGCCTCGTCCAGTTCCATAATTGCGCGCCTCCAGGAGCAGTTTTGATAGTCCACCTGGTCAATAAGTGGCATCGGTAGCACGGAATAGTGTGTTGACCAGCAGGATACCGCCTCGGTTTCCCGGCTTATCTTTCTGCCGTTCACGGTAATATCACGGGGCTTTCTTCGTGGGTAGCGCGTTGTGTTTCCCAATACAAATCCCTCAAATGCTTCAAGCTGGCCTTTGGTTCTGCTGCTGTGGTCAGTCATTGCGATAGTCGCCATATCCCGCAGGTACTGCAAATCGTGCTCAATCATCGTTTATCTCTCCGCGCTCCGTACAGCGCATTAACCAAAAACGCCGATCCCGTATGACCGGTTCATAAACTTAAATAACAACTCCAACTGACTGCCGTGCTTTTCTTCCCATGCTGCCGTATCCCGGTGTAACTCGTCGTGGTGAACCCTGCACAGCGGGATAGTAAAAATGTCGTGTGCTTTTGTACCTGTGCCGCCGGTACCGTGACCGATGATGTGATGCGGGTCGTCCGCCTGCTGGCCGCACACACAACACGGCTGGCTTTTCACCCACTGCAGGTATTTCAGACACTCCCAGCGCTTTAACTTCGGGATCCGCATAAAACTTGCTGGCGGCTCCGGTTCTATCTCAGGAACAACGACCGGCTTTATCTTCTCTACGATTTCCTGAACAATCCGGCTGTGTGAGCGCGGTTGATGGACAATGGAATGCTCTGTCATGGTGCCGGTTATCTCTTCCTCCGGTTTCTGCATCAGGATGTATGAGCTGATAAAGGCAGGAAGATGATCACTGACGCGGCGCATCACCGACCAGGTGAATAAATCGGAAGGATTAAGAAGATGACCAGCCGGCAGCCGCAGATCGGTAAAGATGCTGCGTGCCACAAACGCCCGTTGGTTGTGTAACAGAATTTCGTCTGCCTGCTGCTGGTGGACATCACCCGCCCGCAAGATGTTGTCATGGTGCCAGCATGTCCGGATAAAACCATCTTTGTGGCGGGTCATGGTCAGTTCGTGGTGGTGGTAAGGGTTTTCCGGATCATTAATCTGGCAGTAGCCAACTGATTTAACGTAGTGACGGGATCCGGATAGTCCGCCGGCGGCTTTTATCACGGCGGGATTATCCAGGAAACGAAGCACCCGCTCATCTGTCAGCAGCGGCTGCGCATCTGCCGGAACACGACCGGACGGAATACCATTCATGCACTGCGGCGCCACGCTCACAACATAACGGGTGCCGTTCCGGAAATTACCGATCTCCGCACCCGGATTAAACATCAGTATCCGGGCATCTTTCTGGACAAAGCCGGTTAACAGGTAATTCATCAGGCCACCGCCGGAGTCATCATCAGTGCCAGCAGTTCCGCTGATTTGCTCTCAAAGAAATGCGGCTGCGTTTCCCGCGGATTTGCCGGGGATGTCATGTTTTTACCGTATGCCAGTCCACGCGTCGTTATCGACCAGAACAGGCGCTGTGTACCTCTGGATCCGGGCCGGGCTTTCTGCTCCACAATCCCCAGCTCAGCAAGGCGTTTGTATGCTCTGGTCGCAGACAATGCGGCATTGTGATTTTTCAGCAGTGTAGTCAGGGATGTTGTCGGCCTGCTGGAACCATCCACCGCGCCCGCCGGTGCATCAATTGCATAGGAGGGAGTCAGATCCGGAAGACCAGCCATTTTTTGCAGTTTCTGATACCCGCCAAGTTTTGAGGAATTCGACAGGTTCAATGTTTTCGCCATAGACTCCAGCAGGATAGCTCCGGCCTGAACCTTATCAGCCAGCTGTATCGCCTGCTGTGTTCCGGCCACCACATCGAACGTGCGGATCACTTTCAGATTGAATGAAGGACTGATCCACATCGCATAGGCATAAACCAGTTCTTTGCACACATAGGTGCCCTGCTCGGTGCCACCACGCAGCACATTTACCGGCTGTGTACCCGAGTCGCAGATTTGCAACTCGGCAATAAGTTGCTCTGTCTGTGCATTTCTCAGCCAGTAAGGTGGTTTATGCCTTTCCTCTCCACCAGCTGCACGGTGTAAATCATTCAGGCAATAGCGACCGGCCATATCACGGCGCACATTAATACCATCGACAATAATCAGATTGCTCATCGTTATCTCTCCACTCATTAAGCGCAGCCGTATACTGCGCGTTTTACATCGGGACTGATCATCCCCGCACCCTCGTCGCTGTTCTGATGTTTTCATATGCTTCAAATGCTTCCATGCGCTCAATACCGTCACACTCTTTTGCATAGGCATACATTGCCTTTTCAGCTTCACGGTGTTTTTCCAGTGCAATGCGTTTTAATTCTGCGAGTTGTTCAGCAGTCATCCTGAAAGTCCTTTATTGGTTGTGGCGTACATTCCAGGCTCTGATTGCCTGGCGTTTTGTCGGGTATGTAAGCGTGATTGGCTGAATGAGACATTCTTTCTGTGAACATCCTGCATACACCCCGTCACCATCCGAAGATAATTCAGCTTTACCACCACAGAATGGACAGGTATCCAGTGGCTGCCAGTGCGGTAATTTAAGATCAAATATCATCACCCCTCCGATTCCAGGCCGCGATCGCTTCGTCTTCATCAAACCGTTTCATTCGCACACCGCATCCATCACAGGCAATACCGTACAGCGTCAGGCCGTGGCTGCTGGGGCGGTGTATCGTGATATCAGCACATCCACAAAACGGGCACGGTTTTAGTTTCTGTGTCTTTTTAATCAGCTTACTCACGCCGCCACCCCGCTACTCTGTTTCATCTCCCGGCGCTTTGCCGCCAGTGCCGTAAATAACCGGTTGTGCATGGAGACAAACCTCCATTCTGTCATATCCTGATGAGTTCCTGCTGACGTTGCGGTACGGCCAGCCAGCCCTGCGAGCTGGCGCTTTGTCCTTACCTGCTCGCCGTATGCCGCGATTTTTTCCGCAGCTCCGGGCAGCATCGTATAGACTATTTTGATACCGTTCCGCCGCTCGCCCGCACTGATAACCCCTGCGTTATCCAAAATCCTGATAGCTGACTGACTTTTGCTGCACGTCACGCCATATTTATCCATGATGTACCGGGTGGTAATTTCAGCACCCTGCTCTTCGGTTTCGGCAATGGTTATGTAGAGTGGTATTTTCTTTTTATCTGTCACTATGCCGCCCTTACTTCTGCCAGATACTGATTACCGATAGATTCCAGATCCTGTTTCAGCGCGAAAGAAGGCAACCGGCGCGGGGTGATAAACGGACGCCAGATAAGAAACATGGAGCCCTTACTGTTACCCTTTTTCTCCTCGCCGGTGACGGGATTAACGAAATTGATACGGCCACCGGTAATGACCCGGATTTCATCAACCGTTTTCAGCGCCTCCAGAAACCAACCAACAGACATGTCTTCCGGTACCAGCATTACGACAGGCTGATTCTGCATGCGGGATTGTTCGGCTGCCTTTTCCACCCACGGACGGATATTGCTGTATGGCGGGTTACACCAGATAGCACCATGACTGACCCACTCCGATTTGAGAGCATCATCCTGTTCAGTCAGATACCGGGAACAAAGTGCATTGATATCACTCGCTGCAGCATCCAGATAAAAACCGAACTCCAGATCCAATGCAGTGAAAAGCCACTCTGGTGTTTGCCAACTGTCTTTATACTCCCCGGGAGTATTACTCGTATGAACTGCCATCAGATAACCCCCTTGCGCTGGTAGCGTTTAGCTGTGGCGCGGGTCATGAAATACTGCCGCTCGATGTTCTGAAACCGGATATGGTCATCCCAGCCACGACTGCGGCAAATGCGGATTACCTTATGGCGGCTGTTCCAGTGGTCTTTCAGGTCACGCAGTACCCACCACCGGCGGGTCTGATGCAGGATAGCCAGCACCGGGAACACACTCACGCCGTAAATCTCTTTGCTTTCTGAGCGCATGTTCATGCTGCCTCCCGTTCTTTTATGGCCTGCTCTGTGGCCTGTTTCCAGATATCAATCCACGTCTTGCGGCCCATAAACTCGGTTTGCGTCCGGATACCGGTTTTCCCGGCCATTTCCAGCGCGATTTCCTCGGTGCGGTTACGTGGTTTTGAACGGGAGCCGATCAGGCGGGTGAATGCCTCTTCGCGCTCAGTGGTGTCGATGTTCTCTGAATTCGCTTTGCGCTTAAATCCGGCGGCCGTGTTCAGCCAGTATCTGAAACCGGCGTTCCAGTCAGCGTATTGGGTGCCCTTGCTGGTGTGGTAGTCGCTGAATTTCTGAAACTCGTCCTGAATGTCCAGACCGGCGGCTTTGGCCTGCTCGGTATGTTCTGGTGTCGGAGCAAAGTTTTCCGGCATCACAGTTTTGCTTTTGGCTTTTCCGCGAACAGGATTAATATTTTTATTATCTGGATCTATGACTGGATCATGACTGATTCTGGGTGCAGCTCCTGCACCACTATCGGAACCAGTTGCACCACCTGGTGAATCTGCTGCACCAGTCCCGGAACCATTTGCACCACTTACCCCCGCAGGATTTGCACCATATGGTGCAGGAGATTCACCACTCACAACGGCAGTATTCAGACGCAGATGATAGATATTTGACTGATTCAGACCGTTGGCCGATTTACGGGATTCGATACGAACCAGCCCCATTTCCACCAGAGCGTTAATGTGATTCTGTACTGAGCGCTCTGACATTTCGCACTGCTCTGCGATGTACGGTACAGACGGCCACGACTCACCCTGGTCGTTGGCGTTATCCGCCAGTTTGACCAGAACCAGTTTGCGCAGCGCGTTGCCGGTTTTTATCTGCAAAGCCCGCGCAGTTAAAATCATACTCATGGTTTCACCTCATCCACACGTGTATACCGCTCCTGAAAGGTTTTCAGAGGTTCAAAGCACGGATGCTCATAGCCGTCACGCATGAAAATCACCCGGTTGTTCTGCCGGTCAAACCGGACAACGTGAACTTTCCGCCCGCGGCTGTCGGTGTAATACCGATCAAGATTGTCAGCTGTTTCTTTCATGCCGCGGCTCCTGCTGTCTTACCCAGGCGGTTAAAATCACCTACCGCCCACTTCACAAACTGGTAGTTTGTTTCTGAGAAACCTTCCGGTACTCTTACCGTATAAACAAATGCGGCAGGGTCTTTACCACCCTTCACAGGAGCAACGCGGAGTTGCGCAAAGCCTGCCAAATGAGTTAATCTGCTCATGCGTTTATCTCTTCACACAAATTGATATAGCGCGACCGAAGCCGGAGGCCGTATACCTTCGGCTTCACCCTTTCTGGTTACCTGAATCATTTCCCACCCCGTAAACCACATTCAGTGACGCAATAAACCCACGGGCGTATGCGAACACTTTGTTCATCTTTTTGTAGATGGCCGTCATTTCTTCTTCCGTCAGAACATCATCCTCCAGGCTCTTTTTGATTAACTCGGAAAGCTGCCCCTGATGTGCGCCGAGGTTTGTCTGGATTTTGAATAATTCTACTTCGTCGATATTTTCAGGTTCGATCGTTTCCATCGGCGTAATGTCGTGCCGGTCCATGTGGTATTCGACCAGGTGACGGGTTTTGGTCAGGTCTTCCATTGCTTCCAGCTCGTCATTATCGAAAAACCGGCAGCCGTTCTTCTCGTACAGATTGTTGTTGAATGTCGTCAGTGACATCCCCAGCGCCCCGGCCAGTGCTTCCCGTCCACCCGGCATGGCGCAGCACATCTTTTTTACGACTTCTTTCAGTGATTCATTCTTCATTGCCTACTCGCTTTCAGGTTGGGTTGTAGTTAACTGGGTCAGATGGTTTTGCTATCGTTAGGTAATCCATCTGACTCATTTGGATAAAGATCCGGACGCAATTGGTTTGGTGTTATCACCCAATTACCCAACTCACACAGGTGGATAACTCTTTCTGCCGGTACCTGATTGTTCTTGATCCAGTTAAATACAGACTGAGGTGATTTAAACCCAAACAGCCGAGATACCGCTGATGGTGAGCCCACCGCTTCAATTGCCTTTTCTGTAATGCTTTGTTGTTGCATTTGTGCCTCCTGTTATCAATAAAACAATACTACTTAAAGTAGAGAATAAAGGCAACTTATAATAGAAATGACAATTTTGGATGTAGTGGATAGACTTCTACCTATGGTAGAAACTCCGAAATACAAAAGCTTTGCCGACCGACTGGTGCAGCGCATGACTGATGTGGGGGTTGACGTTAAGCAGCTATCCGAAGGTGTAGGCGTTACGTATGAAATGGCACGCCGGTATACTTTAGGCACCGCCAAGCCACGTGACGATAAAATGGAGCGGGTAGCTGAGGTTGTTAAGTCGACGCCTGTATATCTTGATTATGGTGTGTGCACTGATGGAACGGTCGACAAGATGGCTACAGATACTGTTACAGTGAGGCAAATCGAGGCATTTGCATCTGCTGGGAATGGCTATATCAATAATCCCTTCCCAGAAGTGATTAGGTCAATCGAGATCCCGCAGGACCGCATATATGAAATGTTTGGCCGCCGGACGCTTGAAGGTGTGGTCATTATCAATGCGGATGGTGACAGCATGACGCCGACCCTGAATCCGAAGGATTTGCTGTTTATTGATACTAAAGTCGGGCAGTTTACAGGCGATGGTATTTATGTCTTTAATTTTGAAGGATCAACGTTCATCAAACGCCTGCAAAAAGTTAAAGGCCGCAAACTGGCCGTTATATCCGACAATGACTTTTATCCGCCTTTTCACATCGAAGAACATGAAATGCATGAATTGTATTTCCACGGCAAGCTATTGATTAGTATACCGATGACAATTAAATACTTCTCATAAACACACAAAACCAGCCCATGCTGGTTTTTTTACGCTCTTATTTTCTACTTTTAGTAGTTGACATAATCTACTTTTGGTTGCATTCTTGTTTTCAACGAAGACAGGAGATTAATCATGCAAACAGAGCCAATCATCACCACTAACAACATGTCAGTAGACGATGTTGCCGCGTGGATCACCGAAAAAGCCCAGGCTTTTCACAAACTGCAATCACTCCGTACCGAACGCGAAAGAGCAATCCGCGATCACGAACGTGCTCTGGACCGCTTTGATGAAGACATTGCCAAGTGGGAAGACCGCTGTGCTTTAACAGTACAACCGCAGTAACGGCTGCGTATCTGAATAACTGTGTGAAGAGTAAACGACCCCATAACAATAACCATGCAATACCATTAGCGGCCGTGCATACCACGGTGCAGTCCACCAGCCGGCCGCCAATTTTTTACAAACATAAGTCCACCGGCGTAAATCGTCCTGCCGGATAGATACCTTGCCTGACCGCTGGTGGACTTATCTTTGTGTGAAGAGACAACGAAAGGAAAAACGCAATGAGCGAGAATAACCGCATGACCAGTGTACCGGACTTTCTCTCCGAGTTAGACGCCGGTGTGTTTGAAAACAAACTTTCTGCTGCACTGAACGAAGTCGCTTTCGGTACCAATAAGAACGGCGGTACCGGTGAAGTACATGTGATTTTTAAATTCACTCAGTCAGATGAAGACCGTGTGAAAATATCTCACAAACTGAAAATGGTTACACCGACTAAGCGCGGTAAAAAATCGGAAGAGGATACAACCGAAACACCGATGTGGGTCGGTAAAGGCGGGAAACTGACTATTCTGCCGGAAGACCAGGGGCAGTTATTTGGTATTGACGGCAGTATCGACGGGAAATTAAAAGCCATTAATTAATTTCCAATTTTTAAATAAATCATTCCATTTACTTTTTATGTTTTTAATTAAACAGGAGCCTTTGTATGTCTAATTTAGACGGAGACGCTATTTCTCAGATTCAGAATATGGCTGTTGCTGGATTAAGTCTGGATGCTGTAGAAAAATCCCTCTGCCCTGCTGTTGTTTTGCCGGGTGATTTTAATGTTAAAAGCCTGGAGCACTTACAGGAAGGTCGTTATCGCTTCCGTGGTGCGATGGATACAACCAGCATCACTGATTTTGTGAAATATTCCCTGCAACACGGAGTTGAGGAAGGTGTCAGCTGCTTTATTGATGCCGATGTGATGAGTGCAAAAACCATCTTCAATATCGGCACCATCGGTGAACCAGGACACGCTGATAATACAGCCGTGGTGTCACTGAAAAAGACATCACCTTTTGCATCACTGCTGAATATTAATGGTGAACGTCTGGTTCAGAAAGCACTGGCAGAATGGCTGGAAGACTGGCGCGATAACCTGATGGCCTTTGATGCCGAAGGTAATGTTATTGATATTAAGCAGGCAATCAATGCCGTACGCAAAATCACCATTGAAGCAAGCCGCTCCGCAGATCATGAAGACAGTGATTTCGGCGCTAAGCGCTCTGTGATGGAAAGCGTGGAAGCGAAAAGCCGTGACGTCATGCCTGCAGCATTCCAGTTTACCTGCACACCATACGATGAACTGTCTGAGCGTGCTATCAAACTGCGTTACAGCGTTCTGACCGGTGGTGAAGTTCCTGTGCTGGTACTGCGTATTGTTCAGCTGGAAAAACTGGAAGAACAAATCGCACAGGAATTCCGTGATCTGCTGGCTGATAAATTCGAAGAAACTGAAATCCAGACCTATATCGGTAAATTCAAAGCATAATTATTTTATGCCGCTTTAACCGGCGGCATTTTTATATTCCAACACCAGGGAATTAATTACTTATAAAAAGTAACGGCTTTTTATTATCTAAATTGTGTGGAGAGATAAATGCATATCAACCAAATAGAGTTAGTAACTGCTATTGCAGCTGAAATACAGCGACAAAAAAATAACGCCGTAACTCTGGAACCCAGATATTTCAATACCATCATCAAAGCCGCAAACATGGTTTGTGAGGAATTTAAAAAGCCAATCGTCCGAGCAAGTCACGGCATGGGTCTCAAGAGATGGATGTCATCAGACGACACAGGCCTCAGCAGCCTCTACATGGCTTCTGTTCTATCTGACGGGGGTTTCACTGCCGAGTTTGCGTTCCCGTGGGACCCATCTGATTTTGGGCGCTGCATTCGTTTAATTGAAGCGGTTCCTGAAATGGCCGGATTTATCAGCAAAATGCAGTCTCACGGCCCGGAATGGACTGCAATAGTAGCCAACTGGGAAGAGTGGAAAAAATTATACCACGATGAAAATGGCGAAGAGCTATACCGGCAGATGAAAGACGCATATGCAAAATACAGAGCCGCAGAGGAAAAATAAATGTCATATATAGCAACCAGTACCGGAAAACATATTGATTTCACCAATATAACTCCGGCTCAGATTTGTATCGAAGATATCGCGCGTGGCCTGTCGAATGAATGCCGGTTTGCCGGGCAACTGGAGAGTTTCTATTCCGTGGCTCAGCACTCTGTATACGTCAGCCAGATTGTGCCGCTGGAATACGCACTGGAAGCGCTGCTGCACGATGCCGCTGAGGCGTATATCAAAGATATCCCCTCACCGCTGAAAGCCATGCTGCCGGACTACAAGTCCGTGGAAAAACGTATTGAAGCGGTTATCCGTGAAAAGTTCGGCCTGCCACCGATAATGACAGTTGATGTTCACTATGCCGATCTGGTCATGCTGGCGACCGAAAAGCGGGACTTTGAAATAGACCCCGGCGGCCACTGGCCGATGCTGGATTCCGCTCCGCCACATGATGACATCATTATCCAGCCACTCACGCCACCGCAGGCATATCACCAGTTTATGGCGCGGTTTGAAATGCTGACAACTGAGGAATAGGTCATGAAAGAGCGCGGAATAATTTTTACCGACGAAATGGTGCGCGCCATTCTCGATGGTCGGAAGACACAGACAAGGCGGCTTGTTAACTCAGTTCCGACTACTCACGACTTTCACGGCTGGATAATGTCCAGTGCATGCGCGAAAGATGAAGGTAAAGCGTGCTGGGCTATCGGGGATTCACCACTACTAAAAGACCCTATTCGTCTTAACTGCCCAGTTGGAAAAGTTGGCGATCGACTTTGGGTGCGTGAAACATTCGGGTTGCGCGTAGTCCGAGATGCGGCAGGTGGCACTGGTGAATTTATCACTTACCGCGCATCAAAACCTGATGCTGTTTATTGCACCTGTGCCAGTGGTAGTGTTATTCCGATGAAATGGAAATCGCCAGCTCAAATGCCCCGCCGGTCTTCACGCATACTGCTGGAAATAACTGGCGTTCGTGTTGAGCGGTTGCAGGATATATCACAGGAAGACGCTCAGGCAGAGGGATTTGAGGGCTACGACGATGATGTTTCAGGCGGGATGTCTCCTTACTCTGAATTCAGTCAGGCGTGGACTGATATTTACGGAAAAGACAGTTGGCGAGAAAACGCGTGGGTGTGGGTTATCGAATTTAAGCAGATTCAGGGGTGAGTATGAAAACAGAAACATGTGAATTACTGAAATCAGACGACCAAATGACGCTGATGATGCGAGGTGAGCACACTGCGTTAAAGGTGATCGAAACCGCCATTAAGTCAGGTGAAATTGAAGAGGAAGACCGGCAGTGGTGGGAAAGTCATAACAGGTTTGATATTGGCTACTTCAAAGCTGTTCCGCGTGATGGATATTCCACATATTACTACCCATCAAATAAAGACGTTAAGGGCGCGTTTTTAGCGACTACCTTGGTGATTTATTAATAGATTCAGGAGGGGTGATGGATATATCACGACAGCAGTTTGAGGAATACATTAAATTGCATACTGACCCGAAAGAGCTGGAGCAGAAATTAAAAACGGCGAATAACGGATTAAATTACGCTGACCGTGATATTGATTTAATGTGGATTGGCTGGCAGGCATCACGCAGCGCATTGAAGCCAGTCGGATATTTATCAGCTACCGCATCGTTCGGGTTAGTAAAAATAGCTGGATGTTTAAAAAATACGGCTCACTGGATAAGAACTCATGGCGTTCTGACCTTGCTGCCGGTTTCAGAGAAGCATTCAGGGTGTTGCGGCCACACGGTAGTTTAATTTTTAAGTGGAATGAAACGCAGATCTGGGCGAGTCAGATTCTTGAGCTGACTGAATATAAACCTACCATTGTGCAGCGTGTCGGTAAGAACGATAAAACGCACTGGATGGTATTCTATAAAGGTGCCGATAATGACAGTAATTAACCCAATAAGCTATATAAAACCCGAACGCGATCCTGATGGTTACTGGGTTCACCCTGGTGTTCCTCGTTTGGAATCGAATCAGGAAATAGAGCAATGGTGCGATGAAAACAACCTTGAACACCAGGTGGTGTATTGTTGTAACGACATTGATAACTTCCACCCAATGTGGTTCAGCTACTTTGAAGAAGGTGATACCAATATTTCAGCGTGGGAACCAACAAAACCCGATGGTGATGGCTGGTTTATCGCCTGGATAGCAGACAATGAAGACGGCCCAGTTTGCATGTGGGTCAGACCTAAAAACCTCTAATCGTATACGGCGATGTGTGGAGAGAAAACTATGGCTATCGGAAAACTTATGAAAGCCAGCGCATGGGCAAAAAGAGAATTTGAGACAGGCTCAATACCCGATAACAGAACCGTCCGGCGCTGGATAGAAATCGGATCACTGAAAGGCCGAATTGTTGACGGAACTATTCTTGTTTATTCGTCAGAACGGTGGGGGGTTGAGTCTGAAATATCATCATGCGTAAGCGATCTGATAAAGGCTTCCTAATATGCCATCAAGACCACGTAAACGGGAATACCGGCATCTGCCGGACTTCCTGTACTATGACTCATCAAAAAAACAATACCGCCTGACTCTGGTAAACGGAGTCAGAAAAAATATCGGTGCGGATAAATCGAAAGCTATAGCTATCGCCCGAGAATACAACAACATCATGCGTCCGGAACGGGCTGTCAGTGTTAAATCACTAATCACTGACTCTGGCGGAATTAATGGTGAATCACAGCCACTCGCTGAACATTTTGATCGGCTGTTTGATCGCATTATTCGTGACGAACGTCCATCTAAAAGCACCCTGTCTGACTGGATAAAAGATGCCGAACGTGTGAAAACATTTTTTAAAAATATCCCGTCAGCAGAAATTACCCTGGAGCATGTGAATGGATTTATTACTGAATACCATGCTGATGCATCAGCAAACGTTCAGAACCGAAAAGTCGGTTTTTTGAAGAAGATATTCAGTTACGCAATGGACGAATCGCTGATGCTGGATAACCCGGCTGAACGCAAAAAAATGAAGCGTGTCGACAGTAAACGCCGGCGGCGATTGTCGTATGATGACTTCCTGAAAATCAGAGCATCTGCTGAACCCTGGCTCCGTACTGCTATGGATCTCGCTCTGCAGACAACACAAGCGCGGCTTGAAGTGTCGCGCATAAAATATAATATCAAGACACCGAAAGAAAATACCTGCGGATGTGTCTGGTTCCCGGAGGAAAAGAACGGGATTTACGGGATGCTGTACATTCACCGGCAGAAGGTACAACACAAGGAAGCCGCCCATGTGGCAATACCGATCGGTAAAGTTATAAAGGAAATTATTGATAACAGCCGCGATAACGTTGCCAGTCCATACATTGTTCACCGCGTTCCTGAGCGGTTACCAAACAAAATAAGTCAGTATGTAAACCACCCCACACAGGTGGCACCGGATTATGTCAGCCGGGGATTCTCAAAAGTCAGGGATAAAGTAGGGGTTGGCGCACACCTTGAACCAGATGAAAGGCCAACTTTTCATGAGATCAGAGCACTGGCCGCATTTATGTTTAAACAGCGCGGCTTTGATCCGCAGGCGCGGATGGCACACAGTGACGCAGAATCAACAAAAATTTATACCGAAAACCATGTTGATTGGGTTGAGGTACCGCACTGTGAAATCGCATAA